TCGCTACCACTTGGCGCATATGTTCGCCGTGGTCGCGCTCGCATTTCTTATGCAGCAGCATATGGTGAAACTCCATATTGGGTGAATACTCCAAACCCTGAAACATCACGAATTGAATTTTATGAGCAAGTGATTGCCTCACTTAACATCCACGGAAACGCCTTCATCTTGACCGTACGCGATGAAAACAACGAGGTTGTGGAACTTTATTGCCTCAACCCTGATGATGTCCGCATTCGCCGTCTACGCCCTAATGAACCCCTTGTGTACGAGGTGCAGACCCGTGATGAGGAAGGCGCATTCACACAAATTCTGACAAAGAATGAAATGCTGCACATCCCATTGTTTAGATTGCCCGGCTCGCACTATGGTCTCGGCCCAATCGCTGCTGCTCGTCTAACAATCGGCGCTGCTATGGCAGCCGATACTTATGCTGCTTCATACTTCGGCAATGCAGCCAACCCAGGCGGTGTGATTGAAGTTCCCGGCGAACTGACTGAAGATCAGGCACAAGATATTGGGCGCGATTGGAACATCACCCACACAGGCCCATATCGTGCAGGAAAGATTGGCGTGCTATCAGGTGGCGCTTCTTTCAAGCCATTAACTTTGAACGCCCAGGATGCACAGTTGCTCGACACACGCCGCTTCAATGTGGAAGATATTGCACGCTTGTTCCGCGTTCCGATCAGCCTCTTGGGTCATCCCGTTGCAGGTGCGATGTCATTTGCATCTGTTGAAGCACAGAATCTTTCCTTTGTTCAGCACTCCTTGCGCCCATTACTTGAGCGCCTTGAGCAAGCATTCAGCACTTTACTTCCTGAACCTGACGGATTCATCAAGTTCAACCTTGATGCACTCCTTCGTGGAACAACCCTTGAGCGCTATGAAGCCTACACAAAGGGCTTGCGTGAAGGTTTCTTGAGCCTGAACGATGTTCACGCAATGGAAGATATGGCACCAATTGCAGATGGTGACAATTATCGCGTGCCATTGCAGAACATTGATGCAGGTGATGCGAAGGATGTTGGTGTCAAGTTGCGTGCTGAGATCGTCACACAGCTCGTTCAAGTTGGCTATGACCCTGAAGAGGTATTGGCTGCGATTGGATTGCCACCTATGGCACACACAGGCGTTCCTTCAAGTCAGTTGCAACCTATTGCTCAAATTGACCCACTTGATCCTGCATCTGCTTATGATGTCCGCGAAGTTCGCAATGAGCAGCCACATATGGTTCTTCAAGTACCTGAACCAACTGTCAATGTTGCAGCACCGAATGTCACGATTGAACCTGCGATGGTCATGCTTGATTCACCACAGGTCAATGTCGAGGCACCGAATGTCACCGTTGATGCTCCAACTGTCAATGTGACAAACACAATTGAACGCACTCGTGTTCGCAAGAAGATTATCCGTGATGAAAACAACCTCATTGTTGAGGTCATTGAAGAGTTTGTTGAAGGGGATGAATAATGGCAACAGGTCTGAGTTCATATCTTGCAAACAAGTTTCTTGATGCAGTAGGCAACGCCACCGCCTATTCAGCCGCCAATGTATATGTAAAACTTCACACAGGCGATCCTGGCGCAAATGGCACAGGCAATCCTGCAACAGAGACAACTCGTCAATCAGTTTCCTTCGGAGCTGCATCAGGTGGCGGATTGACTTCAGATGCGAATGTCTCTTGGACAAACATTGCAGGTTCAGAGGATGCAACATTCTTCACCGCATGGGATAACGCGACAACAGGAAACTTCTTGTTCAGCGGTGCAATCACAGGCAACTCATACACGGCAGGTGACACCTTCACAATCCCAAGTGGGTCTCTGACAGTTTCTCTGACACTCGCGAGCTAACATGGCGCAGTTTGTCCTTAATACTTCCCAACTTGATGTTGATGTCTTAGGGCCGATTACATTTGCAACTGCAAATGCAACTCTTGGTTCTTTGGAAGCAAGTGCGACTGCACGAATTGACAACCTTGTTTCAGCAAGCGCACCTCTTGGTGGACTTGTAGCACAGGCAACAATTCCTCAACCTGAAACTGCCGTTGTTGGATCGTTCGGAATGCCGAACTTTGTTCAACCTAACTTTGTTCTCCCAACACCTGAACAAAAGATTCCAAGCGTGATTCTTGCAGGTGCTTCTGCATCATTGGGTGTTGTCAGAATAAATGCAGTTTCACAGATTGATTTCTCCGTACTCAATGACGATGCAGAAGTTCTGCTTCTGATTTAAGGATAAAAATGCCATATTTCATCTCAGATAAACAAAGCGATTGTGCAGGTTGGGCAACTGTCAAAGAAGAAACTGACGGCTCATACACGACAATTGGTTGCCATGATGACAAGCAAAGTGCAATTGATCAGATGGTTGCAGTATCAATCTCAGAGGATATGGAACCCGGCGGAGAAATAAACACTCGCGCAGTTGATTTGAGCGTTCCTTCTTTCATTCGTGAAAATGCTCAACGAGGTCTGAAATACCTTGAAGAAGGTTTTGGGGGAGATGGTTTAACTGATGCAACAAAGCGTGAAGCACGCGAAATGGCAGCAGGTCGAATCACCGAAAACAAAGTTCGCAAGATGGCACCCTGGTTCGCTCGCCATCAAGTAGATGGACAAGCACCAAAAAATAGCGATCCTTCAAACTCAGAATATCCCGGCGCAGGTCTTGTTGCTTGGTTGTTGTGGGGTGGAGATTCCAACTTTTCTGACAGGGCGCAAAATTGGGCGCAACGCAAGATTGATGCGCTCGATGCCGAATCCGATTCAAGGAGCAAAATGAAAAAAATTGAACGCCGTACTTTCACCGTGCGCGATGTTGAAGCACGGCAAGCCGAAGATGGCACAATGCGCCTTTCAGGGTATGCCGCCGTCTTTAACGACTCAAGCGTTCCACTTCCTTTCAAGGAAAGCATCGCACCCGGCGCATTTCGCAAGACATTGAGTGAAACACCTGATGTTCGATTACTCATAAACCACGAAGGATTGCCTATCGCCCGGACAAAGAATGGCACCTTGACTCTTACTGAAGATGATCGTGGTCTGTATATGGATGCAGAGATTGCAGATACATCAATCGGGCGCGACCTTTACAAGCTAGTTGAGCGCGGAGATGTTGACCAAATGTCATTTGCTTTCCGTGTGATTCGTCAGAAGTGGTCAGAGGATAGAAGCCGCCGAGTGCTTACAGAGGTTTCACTTGCAGATGGCGATGTTTCAGTTGTCACATACCCTGCTTACCCAACAACAAGTGTTGAGGCACGAGAGGCATTGAAGAGTGCCGTGTCTGCAATCAAAGAAGGTCGTGAAGTCACAGGCGAATCTTTGATAGTTTTGAAAACAATTTTTGATGACTTGAGTGAAGGTCACGAATACATCATGCGTGCCGTTGAAATGATGGCAATGCTCACAGGCGCCGAAGGTGAAATTGAAGAAGAAGATTCACGCGAGAATGTTGGCGATTTTGTTGAATGGGATTCAAGTGGCGGAGTTGCAAAAGGTCGCATTGAACACATCATGGAAGAAGGCGTTCTTGGTATTCCTGGAACAGAATTCAGCATCACCGCCGAAGAGGGCGATCCTGCCGTCTTGATTCGAGTGTATGAAGAATTTCGTGATGGATACCGACCAACAGAAACTTTGGTCGGACACAAGATGTCTGAACTTCGTTACATTGAGGAATTACCTGAAGCAACCGAAGAAGAAGGTCGGAAGATTTCTCTTCGCTTAGCACAAGCGATTGTCAATCGCACAAAATAAGTTTCTGTCAGCAATCTGACAGATCGAAGTCGGAGCGAGACTCACACCCTGAAAGCGCCGTGAGAAGCATCGCCACCACCTCACTTCCAAAACAACAAACTCACAAGGAGACCAAATGTCATACTTTGACAAAGTAGTTGAGCGCCGTGATGCAGTAAAGGCAGAAATGGATGCAGTTCTAGAAGCAGTTGCTTCAGAAGATCGCACCGACCTTACTGTTGAGGAAACCGAGAAGGTTGATGCTCTCGTAGAAGAGGCACGCTCACTAGATACAAAGATCGAAAAGCTGAAGGCACAAGCAGATGCAGATGCAAAGGCATCTGAGATTCGCTCTTCAGTTGCATCAGTTGCAACACCACGAGTTGGTGGAACAACAGTTACACGCGAATCACGCACATACTCAGAGCGTTCAGATTCTTCATTCTTCAAGGATGCATACAACGCACAATTCAAGTCAGACTTCACAGCACAGGATCGTCTTGCTCGCCACATGCGCGAAGAAGAGATTGAGCGCCGCGATGTTGGAACTGCACAGTTCGAAGGTCTTGTAATTCCTCAGTACCTCATTGACCTAGCAGCACCTCTTGCTCGTGCGGGCCGCCCATTCGCGGATTTCGCAACAAACAAGATGACACTTCCGCCAAGTGGAATGACCCTGAATATTTCCCGCATGACCACGGGAAGTTCAACGGCTGTACAAGTTACACAGAATGATGCAGTATCAGAGACAGATGTTGACGATACATTGCTAACTGTGAATGTTCGTACAATTGCCGGACAGCAAGACCTATCACGCCAAGCGATTGAGCGTGGAACAGGCATTGATGTTTTTGTTGCAGCAGACTTGATCAAGTCATGGCACACAACACTTGATTCACAGATTCTTAACGGTGCAGGTACAGCAGGCACAATCAAGGGCCTTCGTGCATCAGGCGGAAACGCAATCACATTCACATCAACAGCACCAACAGTTGGTCTTTTGTATCCAAAGCTCGCAGATGCGATCCAACAGATTCAGACAAACTCATTCACAAACCCAACACACTTCATCATGCACCCACGCCGCCTTGCATTCTTGCTTGCAGCAGTTGACAGCACAAACCGCCCATTGGTTGTGCCAGCCGCTAACGGCCCAATGAACGCATCAGGTGTTGGAGCAGGCCCTTCTTCATACGGAAACTCCGGCTATCAGATGATGGGTCTCCCAATCATTACTGATGCAAACATCGGAACAACTTATGGAACAACAACAAATCAGGATGAAATCTATGTTGTCAACGCAGGTGAATCTCACCTTTGGGAACAACCAGGATCACCATTCACACTTCGTTACGATGCAACAGGTGCAGGCAACTTGACAATCAAGACTGTCGTGTACGGATACGCTGCTTACACAGCAGAGCGTTATCCACTAGCAGCCTCAATCATCTCAGGAACCGGATTGAGCGCACCAACCTTCTAGTTTGAAGGTTCTTTAATAGTGTGAAGAGTGGGTAGGACTCCCCCGACTTACCCACTCTTCACTCCTAAGATTCGGGGGAATCAAATGAAAACAGGTCACAAAGTAACAATCGGGTCTTGCGACCCAGGAATGGTCAATGGCGCTTTTGCGTACAGACTCATTCAACTTTCAGGAGCTAGGAATTCAAAACTCGGCCCATTCGTGCGAGTCAAAGGTTCAGGGTTATTATCAAAGCAACGCAATCGTGTTGTGAAACAATTTTTAGAAATGACCGATTCCGATTGGTTGTTGATGCTTGACAGCGATGAGCAACTTTCAGTTGAAGCATTTGATGCTTTATGCGACACCGCCCACGACAAAGAACGCCCTGTTGTTGCAGGTCTAGTCTTTGCAGGTTTCGGTGTTCCTGGCAAAACTTATCCAAAACCCGTTCCTGCAATCTTTCAGGATTCACCACAAGGATTCTTGCCCTTGTATAAATATGACAAGAACTCAATTTTTGAAATAGATGCAGCAGGTACAGGTTGCCTGATGGTGCATCGAAGCGTGTTGGAAAAGATGCGTGAAGTTGCAGACCCAAATCAAGGCAAAGATTGGTGTTGGTTTTGGGATGGGCCTGTCAACGGAGAATGGATTGGTGAGGATTTACTTTTCTCACGAAGAATCAAATCACTTGGGTTCCCAATCCATGTGAACACATCAGTAATACTTCCCCACCAAAAGTCATTTTGGTTAGATGAGAGTCATCACGAAGCATGGAAAGACTGAAAAAACTTCTTCGCAGAAAGCCGAAAGAAACGGCAACGGCGGAGCCACAATTAGAACGAGCAATCCTGCCAAAAGCAGAAAAGAGGATAAAGCGTGGCAATCTATAACGGGTACTCCACACTTGCCGAGTTGAAGGCAGCATTGACAATCAGCGATGCAACCGATGATGCAGCTCTTGAAGCAGCCATCAATGCAACAAGTCGCATGATTGATGACTACACAGGGCGATTCTTTTACAAAGACGGAACAACACAAGCACCTGTTGCTCGCTATTACACCGCCCTTGATCCGTGGACAATGAATGTTGATGACATCACCACAATCACAGAGATTGCAACCGATGACAACTTCAATCAGACTTGGGACACCGTATGGGCAACAAGTGATTTCATGGTTGAACCCATCAACAACCCACGAAGAGGGTGGCCTTTCACACGAATCCTTGCAATAGGTCGTTATGTATGGCCTTACTATTTACCACAGGCTTGCAAAATCACAGGTGTGTGGGGTTGGAGCGCGGTGCCTTACGAGGTGCAATCTGCTTGCTTGATTCAATCCTCACGCATCTTTGTTCGCCGTCAGTCGCCTTTTGGAATCGCAGGAACACCTGAACTTGGAACTGTTCGCTTAACTTCACGCCTTGATCCTGATGTTGAGGCATTGCTTCGACCTTTCCGCAAGAACAATGGGTTGGCTAAGTAATGAACCCAAGTCAAGTTCGAGATGGTTTGAAAACAAGACTGCAAACAATTACAGGCTTGCGAGCGTATGATTTAATTCCCGACACGGTTGTTCCACCGTGCGCGGTAGTTGGACAATTAGATTTCACATTCGACATTGACAATGCTCGCGGTCTTGACCAAGCGCAGGTTGATGTCCTTGTGATTGTGCAACGCTTTTCAGAGCGTGCTGGACAGGACAAACTTGATGCATACCTTGCAGGTTCAGGTTCAACTTCCATAAAGGCAGCAATTGAAGGTGATCGCACTCTTGGGGGAACCGTCAACACTTTGCGAGTTACAGGTGCCGAAGCAGGTACTTATGATTCACAAGGAGTCACATTTCTTTCCTATCGTTACAGAATCACGATTTGGGGATAAGGAGAACCAATGGCATACACCGTCATCTCAGATCGAGAGGTCTGTGGCAAGAAGAAGGGTGAGTCAATCACCGACAAAGAACTTGTTGATGCAGGAGTGAGCGCACCCGCACTCATCGCTGCAAACCACATCAAGGCAAGCAATGCAGTATCACCATCCATCAAACCAGCAACAGAAGGAGTGACCAACTAATGGCACGCATCGTTCTTACAAACGCCTTCATCTCTGTTGGTGGAGTGGAC